TGACTGGAGTTCAGACGTGTGCTCTTCCGATCTAGAGCAACCATTCTACACCAAAAAATGATTGCTCTATACATAATTTTCTTACAACAGTATAACACTTTTACAAACTAAATGTCTACGCTCATTTATATTAGTTCTTGTAATGATTCCATCTGTTGTAATTTCAAGTATATATCTTTCGTATGTGTCTAAGTCATATGCTTCAACAAATTGCCTATTTTTTACACCAGAACTTGCGCCACATTTTAAGTTTGAAATTTTATCTCCAGAAGTAACACTTGCTGTTGTTGTGTAATCAATATTAACGGTTACATAATCTTTAAGATAATTATATTCTACTGTACCTTTTCCGTTTAACAGTGTTCCACTATATTTTTTAATACCTACGTTATTATAACTTTCAACTAATCCTTTAATAATATAGAAATTATTTATCTCTATACTAGGTGATTGTGTAGTCATATCACTAATAAGTATTGTGATAGGTTTATTGTAATAACTTTCAGCTAATCTTATCATATCGTGGATATAATTTTTACCATTTAATAGTGTTGTTTGATAAACAATATCACCGTTAATTTTTAACTGCAATGTATGTTTATTAGTGTCATTATTATATACTTCTGCACCTACCGTATACTGACCACTAAGTAGTGAATAGTTTACATAACTAATAGCACTTTGAGTTTCACCAGAAAATGTAAAACTATTAGTATTTACATTAACACTAAGACTATTTGCTATTGATTTAAAATCACTGATACCGATAATATTATCACCTGTGTAATCAATTTTATCCCAACATTCTCCACTGCCCATAGCATAAATCATAGCTTCGGCAATCATTTTGTATGTTTCACTAGTTGGGTGTGTCATATCAATAAGTAATTCGTTCCAGTTACCTAAGTTAATGTTGACACTTTTAAACAAATTAATAACAGGTATATTTAATTTATAACAAGTGTCGCAAACAGCATTAACGTAGCTTTCACATAGTACGTTAAATTTGTTAGGAATACCCTGCACGCTTTGTCCAGACGGTAACATAGTACACATGTAAATTTTAGCACTACTTTTAGCGTTATTGATAATTGTTTTAAGGTTATAATATAGAGCATTTTTAAAATGCCCATAACTAGTAACACTACTGATTTCTGAAATAGGCTGTGCAGTATTCCAGTCATTATACCCACATAACACCACTATATAGTCGGCATTATTCAGGTTTAAACTTTCTAATTTAGTGTATAATGTGTTACCTGTTTTTCCTGTAACGGTCATACCATTAGAGCCATAATTTAAGCTTTTGCAATTTGTCATAGATTGAAATGCACTAGGTAATGTAACGCTTGTTTGCCCACCTGTTGTATCATCACCATACACAGTAGAATCACCAATAAAAGCAACTGTTTTTCCGGCAAATTGGTTCTCAATTAAGTTAGCTTTTACTAGACCCTCTATTGATCCATCATTAAACCACTCTGTTAATATTTTATTAACAGTGTTAAATAAATTAGTGTTAAAATTATTTTTAAAATCTTCCCACTCTGTAGCTAAATTATTATTAGACTCAATAACCTCATTCAATTTATTTGTTACCTTGCATAATACTTCATAGTAACTTAAACTGTCGTCGTATACTAACGGTAGTATTTTCTGACAATAGTATCTAATTTTATTTATCATGTTATCACCTCACCACAATTGAAAAAACATTTCTTCAAATTCATCAATAACCATCATATCAATATTAAGAAACGTTTTCCTAAATTCATTCAATAAGTCACTAAAACTTCCACTTCCTCGTTTACCTATAATACTTTCAGCATAATCTTCTGTACTATTAACACTTTCATTTTCTGTACTATCTCGCTTTCCTGTAAATACATCATTACTTGTATTAGTATTTGTAGTTTTATCTACACTGTTACTATTAAATGTATCATTACTAGTAATATTATCTGTACCATTACTATCATTACTAACCTTTCTAGCATTCGTCAAGTACGTTTCATTTTCAACATTCTGTAAACTACCTTGCGGTGTATCACTATACAAATCTCTTTCAACGCTATCACCGTGAGTAGATCTATCAGTATTATTTTCACTACTACCACTATTATTAACATTTTTATTCATATCACTAGTACCAGAAATATCCCTTTTATCATTAGTATTTTCAGTCCCACTCTTATCCCTATCACTATTACCTCTCCTATTACCAGTAGTCTCAATCTTAGTATCAGTCAACGGATCAAACTTCAATAGCTCACTCTCATACAACTGATTATAATACGGCATGATCTCTTCCAACTTCGTATTCATCCAAAGTTTCCACAGCCCAACCGTCTCACATCCAATCTCCCTTGTATAGTAATGTTTCAAAATCTTCTTGCAAAGTACTTTCCTATACTCTTCGTCAAAGAACGTCACATTACTGTCAAACACCTTATTCCAGCTTTTCTCCAAAACCCCATCTACATTATTGCCACCAGCACTCTCACTTAACCCAGCAAAGTTTTCACAAATAAACCTTACCTCTGTTGTATACTTACTCATCACTATCACCGCCATTCTCTTCATTATTAAACACATCTTCTGGTTCAATCTCTTGATAATCTTCCCTATAATTAACCTTAATATTAGTGCCAAACATATCATTAATTCTTTCAACCGCCTGTCGTCTAGCTTCCAGTCTACTATACCTACTAGCAACAGTTCCGCCTTGATTTCTAGTAACTTCGTCAGTGATCAATCTTTCTTTTTTTTGAATATTAATATTACTAATACCTAAATACGTCAGTGCTTCATTCCAAATCTGAGTTTTCAACTCATAAATCCTATCTGCAACATAAGGAGCGCCAGTGCTAATACTTTTCAACCCCTCTGTATTCAAAGAACTATCACCAAAAATAACAGGCGCGTTTCCATCATACTCCTTATACAAATTAACTAAACTTAACCTCTGTTTTTCATTTCCCTGTACAAGGATAGGTGTCTTTTGTGCGTTCGCATTTACATCAATAATTCTATCTAACATCCATAGTCTTCTAGCATACGCTCTAATATCCGCTTCACTTGGTATATGTAATAGGTTATTCCAGATGATCACCGAATTACTATTTTTTAGCAATCTGTTATACCCGTTATAACTACTATACGCTCTTCTTAAAATAGGATACCCGTACACATCTAAACCGCCGTTGTAGGTGCAATCAAGGCAAAGATTTCCCATTACTTCATCGTCGAAATATACCATACACCCATTAGAAAACAGGTGCAATTCAATGTACCTACTATCAACAGATTCTGGCAACCCTGACCACTCAAACATAGAGATAGCAAGTTCAGTCAGCCTATTCACATATTGCACATAAGTTCTGTTATTCAGAATAGCACTTTCATCAAAATAAGTCTTTCGTCTTCCCACGTTATCACCTCACTTATACTGGACTGTTATCTAGTGAGTAATCACCTACTTCACTCGGATTCTTCCAGAATGTAATTCCATTGTCGTAAATCTTACACAGATGATTCATAGCGTTAGCTGGAACGCTACCAGTCAAATTAACATTCCTAGTTTTTAAGTAATTCCAATGTGGTCTAGCACTATAATTCGGAATTTTACAACGATTAGTAGCATACCCATACATTGTAAAATAATCGTCAATCATTTTACCATATTGTTTACTAACACTAACACGACCAACATTAAAAGTCTGTGTACCACTTGTAACATTAACATTACCGTGTGTAAAATTACCCTTACTAATATCAGCCTGTATACTAGCTTTATATCCATTTCCCAAAAGACCAGCTACAGCATTAGCACCAGTAATTCCAGCTAACATAGGAATTCCAACACCAAAGGTAGCACTAGCCGTTGCCGCCGCTATTAATGCCCCTGTTGATCCTAATATTGGCATAGAATTTTGTGCTAACCACGCTCTAAAAGCGTCCGTATTCCACGAGCACATAGGGTAATTTTTTAATGTGATAGCTTCTGTACTAAGTCTATCAGAACTCCCCTTATAATGTATCGGTCTTAAGCAAGCTTCAACAGGCATTGTTACACATCCATCAAGTTTAAACTGCGGTTTTAAATCATCGAAAAATTCAAACCTAAAAGCAGTAGCTTGTTCTCCACCCGCGTCAACATGAAAATAATTGAATGGGTATGTAAGTAATTTTTTATTTTTAGGTACATATCCATCAACGGAACTATTTTTAGTAATTGGTTGAAAGTCATTTAATTCTTTATAGTACCCATGAGTTGATCCAGTAATATCTGTTGGTACACCTACTGTTGGGTATTGGTCACCAACAAACACAATAGGACACATATACATTCCTACAATTGTTTCTGGTTTTTGATTGTAAGTAGATAATACGTTGTTAATAGTATCATCGTCACCAGCTTTAAACGCTTTCAACATTGATCCACCAAAAACACCCTCATACGTTGCACCGTTTGGATCTTCATTAGTATCATTAATCATCATAATGACAGCTAATTCTTTTAGTTCTCCTGTAGGCGAAATATCTCTATAACTACCATTAAAAACATACTCCCCCAAATCAAGACCCTCAGGAATAATATTATCACCAATTTCATCTGTGACACTATGTTCTCTTTCAACAAATGACATTTCAAATCTATGATCAAAATACCATGTCTGCATATCGTCAATCTCAAACTGAATTTCACTTGTCACATTATTCACATATTCAACGCTAGTAATAAAAGCATAGAACCACTTATTTCCAAACCCACTATTCTGAAACATCATGTAATTACAATCATACAATTCATCAGCGGTTTTCTGCACCCTTGCATACCCACGATTTACTCTCTGGTATGTCTGGTTAGTCAAAGAAAATTTCGCTTTACTTGTAAAGTAATCAACTTGCGAACCTACGTCAGCAAAATAAAGTGTATGTTCATAACTATTATCAAGCGGTACATCTTTCAATATTCTGATATTTGTGCTAGGTTCTACATACATAAACAACACCTCTTATTTTTCACTATCTTCACTTACTTTTCTACTTCTTGTTCTAACTGTTGCAGGTTCAGCAATACCTAAATATTTCTTAATCGCACTAAGTTCTTCACTTGTAAGTGCAACATCACTTTTCCCAGTAAGCACAGCAAGCACATTCTCTTTACACCGAATATTCTCCCCAACTGTTTCGTGAGCATTCCCCAAAGCGTCAACTGTATCTGATTTATAAAACTCTTTCATACTATCACCTCTTTTTTTTAATTTAATGGTGGGATATTTCACCCACCATTCCACAAGATATAGTTACATTTAAATTATGACTTGCTAAATGTAAGAGTAGCACCTACATTTGCACCAGTCGTAAGTTCCGTTGTTGCTGTGTAAGCAACACCACCATAAATCATCTGTAGCTTCGTAGTTGTCTGACCAACAGGGAATGTTACAGCACCGTACTTTTGAATAGCAATTCCTTTTGTTGTAGCGTCTTCTGTCTGAACAAATTCGTAGAAGCCGTTCTGCAAGGTTGCGTTATCTTCCTGCACTTCAAGTGCAAATACAGTGCCAACATCTGCAATATCTTTACTAGAAATTTCTACTGTCACAGATTCTGGTGCTGTTATAGTTGCAGTGCTTGTAACAAATACAACAGCATTGCTAAATGGGCTGTTTGAAATTGTCTTCCATGTATGATAGAAATAATTCCAGTACAAACCGCTTGCAGAATATTTCTCGGTAAACTTGTTATTGTTGTCATAAACTTGAAACCAGTTTTCATCAAGAATCACAGCTTTTACATCAGCAAGTAGCGCCAGCTCTTCTGATGTAACCTCTTCAATTCCGTCAGAATTTGCTCTGATAATGTCAAATCTCTCGTTATCAAAACTAGTCCAGTTATCAATCAAAAACAGTCTTCCCATAAAATCAGCTTTGTCCATGTTAAATGCACTTGCAAGTACATTAACATCAAACTGTGCATTAAACATAGCGTCCATAAAGATCACCTGTCTGTCTTTCGGTGTCGTTGTTTTTACACCAACTTCGTTGTATTCACCAGACATAAACGGTAACAGATTAGACACACCTCTGAACTGTACAGCAGATTCTTTCAAGTCTGTTCCGCCACCAATAGCAACAGGTTTCATTTTACCGTGACTAATTGCTTTGATCAACAGATACTTAAATAACAGGAACTCATCATATTCAGCACCTGTGTAAACAGCGTCTACAATTTTTGCGATCAAGTTCTGAACACCGTCCATAGACAGAAATGCCTGTTTCAAGTCTTCATCTTGAATCGTTACAGGGTACATCACTCTCCAGTTCATAGCATGGAAAGCAGAACGAACATCTGGGAATGTTCTCTTGTACTCACGCTCTCTCGCTTTTTCTGGGTTAAAGTCTACACCCTTTGCAATAGAAACAAAAATGTCTTCTACGGTCTCACCAAACTCAATATACCCTTTTTTGAGTATTGAATACGGGTTGTTAAATGTTGCACTCTGCACTCTTACAATCGCAATACGATTTACAAGTGCGTTGATAAATTGGTTAGCCAGTGCAGGCTGTCCCATCAAAACCTCTCCTACTTTCGGGATATCGTTTGCGGTTTTTACTACTGGCACATTCTGCTGATAATCATAGGAAGCATTCTGACGAATTACATTCAGAATATCCAATGTAGAAGCATTCAATGTGCTAACTGATACTCTTCTCGGCATCTTTTACATCTCCTTTTCTTTAAAATTATTTATTGGTGAACAAATCTTCGTACCTAGTAGGAACTGGATCTGGTTCATCTGTGTCCTCTTCCTCGATTCTTCCGTCTCCCTCTAAGAATCTTTTTCTATATTTTTCTCTCCACTCACTGTCATTCTCCTCATATTTCTCTTTCCATTTTGTGTTATCACTTGCTTTCTCCGACAGATCATTGTATGTGTCTGTGAAGTCTTCTAAAATTGCTAAGCTGTCATCAGAAGTATCTTCACCAATTAATGTGTTAATTGATTCAATCAATTCTTCTCTTGTTCTAACACTCATTATTTCTTACCCCCTATCCGATTTTTGTCCATTTGCTACAATCAAAAATTTCACTAAGTCTAAGTGACAATGGATGGTTTGGCGAAAGCATTACACTTCCGTCTTCTGCAACCATGATTGTAAATCCGTTTTCGTGTTTATAAATACCTTGTTTAAATACCATATTTTTCACCTCTTCTTTAAAATAATTTGTAACGTATCATCATCCATACAGGCATTTTTGATTTTTTACTTCCTGCTGTTCCACCAGAACCTCCACCTGCACTAAGTAACCGATACATCATGACTGCATTATTTAAAATATCTGGTTCACCTAGTAATTCATTTTTAATTACCCACGAATTTATTGAAGAATCCTGAGCGTGTTCTTGAATAAAATCAAAGCATTTGTTTGCATATTCAATTCGTAGAGACGGATCTGACTCAGCAGGACGTTCCCAACATTTCATAAACGCTTCTGTTAATGCTGGAATATCTCTACTATCTGAATTAATAAACTCATCAAGTGATGTAATTCCTGCAAACTCACCTAGCCAGTCAGCTTCAACAAATAAGTATTTTACCTGTCCATCTGGTGAAGTTCTGTCATATCCATTTTCAGATAACCATTGTTCTAGTGCTGTTCTTCTTCCAGCCGTCCACTGGAAAATACCAAAACCACCACCGCCAGATAATTCTTCTTGTGCTGGGTTAATATGAGATTCTCTCCACGCATTTCCACACAATGCAGATACCACATATATGCTTGCTCCATAACCAGTAGCACCACCGCTTCCATACCGAAATATTCTAGGAAAACTTTGAGTGTAATTTCCAATTGATACTTGATCAGCTAACGGGGCTAAATCGGTGTGTGCTCCCATAAAAATTGCTGACCCAGTTCCTTTTTCATAACACATTTCTGTATGGTAACTTGATACACCGATATCCCCGGGAAGAATTTCACCGTTTGGATCAACTTCGGTAAACCCTAGTCTAAGTAATTCATCTGGTTCTGAATAGGTTGTAAATGCATTACTATTTGGTGCATAACTTGGTGTTTCAAACCCACCTGCTAATAATGCATAATTAATAAAGGATGAACAATCATAGTAAGTTACACCGCCAATAGTTTGTTGATTTCTGTATGTTTGTGAATAACCTATATTAGGTGCGTTGCATGTCTGAATTGCCCATGTATAGGCTTTGTTAATGTCTGGCATATTATTCCACCTTTATTACTGCTTCATAACCACTGTCAATCAGTGACTGCTTCAATGCTTCTGCGTTACTTCTGTTTTTAAAAGCGCCGCACTGTACTTTATAAAGCACATTACTATCTGTATGGTTGTTACCTGAACCGTTGTTAATTGTAAGTCCGTCTACTTCTGCAAATCCATCTGCAATTGCTTTTCCGATTGCTGTCACGTTTTCATCAATCCACTGTGCTAAGGTTTCTGTGTCATGAAATTCACATTCGATGTAAATACAGGTTGCAACTGTGTTTAAAATTTCATAAAGTGTTTCATCACTACGAACACCATAATCTGGTGTAGGTGTAAGAGAAGCAACCTTGTTATATACAGATGTAACATAACTATCATTTACAGTAGTAGGGAACGTCATGACCAGTGTACCCTGCCCGCCGCCAGCGTTTGTGTGGATCGGAATGTGATAATCTGCACCCCAGTCATTGGATTCGGTTACACGGTTCGGGTATGTTCCATCTTCGGAATTGTTTCCTACTAAAACTTCATAGCCGTAACCTCTCAAGTATTTTGCACACTCGTCTGCGATTTGTGTGCAGTGATATGCCTCACTGTGACCAGAACCAGAGCAAATATTCGACCATTGATCACTAGGCGATAAGTAAATTTTCATGTTATTCACCTCTACTGATATGAAATAATTCCATCAATTTTTCTGGTAACAAATCAGAATTAATCTTACTGATATTTTCTAAGATTGATACCAGTTCTGTTGTACATGTGTAAAGAACTACAATTGGCAAAATCAAAACACCTAAGTTTAAACCTATGTAACCACCATAGGAATCTACTACATAAGCTAAAATGTAGCACATAATGAATCCTACTTTTTTAAACAAACCATCTCGTAATTTTGCAGACTGTAAGTCTTTACTTTTAACTGCTGAAATAATACCGCTGATTAAATCGAACAAATTAAAAATGAGTGCAATAATAATAGGGTAAAACTCTTCCACTTTACCTCACCACCTTTTTTATTTTATTATAGCATACTTATTGACTTTTTGCAATAGTTTTGTTATAATTAATTATAGAAATGAGGTGAAAAAAATAAATGTCAGAATATTATGACGGAACAAAGTTATTGTCAATGCTAGATATAAATGGTGAAAAACCAGAGATATTTATGTGTACAACAAATCGTAGCGGTGGAAAGACAACGTATTTTAGTAGATATCTGATGAAGCGTTTTTTAAAATATGAAGAAAAATTTTGTCTTGTTTATCGTTATAACTATGAATTGGATAATGTTGCAGAAAAATTCTTTGATGATATTGGATCTTTATTCTTTCCAGAATACGGTATGTTATCAAAAAGAAAAGCAAAGGGGATTTTCCACGAATTGTATCTGTTTAAATTGGATGATACAGAAGTATTAATACCATGTGGGTATGCCGTTAGTATTAATAGTGCTGACCAGATTAAAAAGTACAGTCACTTCTTTTCAGATATTCAACGTATGCTAATGGATGAATTTCAGAGTGAGACGAATCATTACTGCGCAGATGAAGTAAAAAAGTTGATCAGTATTCATACCAGTATTGCCAGAGGACAAGGGAAACAGGTTCGATATGTTCCTTTGATTATGCTTAGCAATCCAGTTAGTCTGTTAAACCCTTATTATACAGAAATGGGTATTAGTGCAAGGCTCCGTGATGAAACAAAGTTTCTTAGAGGTGACGGCTTTGTTCTGGAACAGGGATTCAACGAAAGTGCTAGTAAAGCGCAAAAAGAAAGCGCATTTAACCGAGCATTTTCTGGAAATGAATATGTCGCATATAGTAGTGAGTGTGTATATCTAAATGATAACAAGACTTTTATTGAAAAGCCTGTTGGTAAAAGTGAATATATTTGCACTCTTAGATATAAAGGCACTGATTATGCAATCCGTGAATTTGCTGAAACTGGTGTTATTTACTGTGACGATAAAGCTGACAGCACATACCCTACAAGAATCAGTATTACAACAGAAGACCATAATATAAATTTTGTTATGCTTAGAAAGAATGATTATTTGCTTTTAAATATGAGATACTACTTTGAAAAAGGGTGTTTCAGATTTAAAGATTTACGCTGTAAAGAAGCTGTTTTATCAGCTTTATCATATTAACTTGATACGGTATCAACCAACGTGCATATCACTGTTAGTTCTGGGTAGCACACTTGAAATTATAGTGCCAGACTATTTTCTATCATGCTAGTAGGCTTTGATTATCTCGTTGGATATTGATATAAAAATAGAGTAGGTGTCAATCATTGATTGCCCTACTCTATTATTTTAGTTAGCTGATAGAACCACTTTCTAGGTTATATAAGTTTGTTAAAGCAGATGAAATTTGTATTAACATAATTTCTTCATTGTCACTTTCTGTTACTATTGTTATTAATTCTCTACCATAATTATAAAAGTAAACTTTATTTTCCTTAATGCTATAATACCCTATTGGGGTGTCTTTATAATCTAAAAAATATTGATTAATTATATCCAATTCTAATACACTGCACACTTTAAATATTATTTCTTCTATATCTGTAACTGGTTTATTCATTATACATACCTCATTCACATATTCATCTACACTCATATTTTTACTATCAGTAAATACATATGATTTATTACAATATATAGATTCTGCTACATCTACTATTTCTGTACAATTATAATTTAGCATATAATTGTTAAAATCTTCTCTTTTACATTTTTGTTTTCTTAAAATACCATCAACGTAAAGATCAAAAGTGTCATTAGTAAACTGATTGCTTATAATAAGTATATCCTTTAATCTTAGCATATTATTTCACCTCATTTCATATGTTGTATCTACAAGTAATATCCCGCCTCGTATACGCACAGGACGTAACTTATCTGGTACGCATAAACCAACTTTAAAATCAGAATAGTCTCTGACTATTGGTTGTTCATTTTCATCAAATAAGAACACTTTTTCATCTTCCGTCCATTCTTTATGTTTACCCGTACTTTTATCTGTGTAACCAGAAATAACTTGCTTACCTGTCATTGATAAAGCAAATAAGTTTTTACATTTATCTGGCATGCCTGCACATTTAATATTGTGATAAGGTTCTTCTATTGGTTCTAAATCTTCTTTTACAACGTGTTCTATATAAGTCTTCTGCCTAGTAAAAATCGCTTTATCCCAGCAACTTTCAAGTTTCCAACAGCAAAAGTTTTTATCGTGTACTTTTATTCCTGTTATTTCCTCTGGTTCTAAATCACAATGAATGCTGTCTGTATCTGCATATATAAATCCTCGCTTATCCTTACCATAGTAATTTTTCTGAGCCGCCCTAATTGTAAAATTTCTAGCATAACTTGTAATAGCAGAACCACAAGCAATATATCCTGCTTCTTTTTCATGCTCTGTTACTGGTATAAAACCTATTGATTTATCCTCTTTAACATAAGCAATCTTAAAAGAAGAGTCTGTACTGCTAGCTAGCTTTCCATATAAGTTATTCAAAAATAGTTTTGCTAACTCTCTTTTTGCCCCTTTTGAACCTATTTTTTTATTTTTATACTTATCTATGTACTCGTCAAATATGCCAACTTGTGAATAAAAATAGCATCCGTCTAATATCTCAAAATCAACCAATTCATAATGATCAATTAATAAATAATAGTCAGTCATTGTTAAGGTTAATTCAATTATATTAGGCACTACTGATCCATCTTCCTCTATTCTGTAAGGACAATATTTTCCAGTTTCTTTATCATATACATCTGATGTTTCCAATGCTTCTGTTCCCTTATACAAAAAATTTCCTTTTATCTGTATAAACGGTAACTTATCTTTTTTAATGTAGAATCGGGTTCTTATTCTAATAAAAAAGTAGCTATCTTCTTCTAAAGCTTTATCTGGTATATAGTTTCCGTTCCAAAATGTCGGAAAAAATATCGGGTATCTGTTACCAGATTCTGACGACATCATACTAGGGTATAGTGAATTAACATCAGCAGTTGTGCCGTTATTGTATATTCTATTCTCTTTTCCTTTTACTAAATAGCACCAACCACCTTTATACGACCTTCTTATCCATTCACCAGCGTTATCAACACCATGAATTTTTTCGTCTATTTTTATATCGTATAAGTCTGGAAACATTTCTTCATAGTCATAAACTGAATTTACAGAATGATTGCATATATTTCTGTATTCAGCTAAACAACATGATCCTATTGTTAGCTTATTATGACCCTCGTTAAACATAATTTCTAATGCTTCCTTTACTACAAGAACATCATTTGCGATGTACTTCTTTTCTTCTGGTGTAATCTCGCACCCTGCATAACGAAATCCCTCGTATTCCATGTCAAGTTTTTTGTGCTTTGTCCCAAAAGATTCCCCAATACGCTTTACAGAAAATGGTAGTAATTTTAAAGAGTCTCTAATCTCTATAAATTTACCGTCTACTTTTATAACGATAGAATACCATTGCCCCTTATCAGAAACACTGATTCTGAATTCACCATTTGACATGCACTTTTGATCTTTCCATTTTACATCAGTTTCTTTTTCACCTGTTTTTTCTAACGCTTGTTTAAAATGTTTGTCAACCATTAAATATGATACCCAAAATGAACCGTCAAATTTAAGGTTGTGATAGTAAGCTATTATGTTTGTTTTTAATGATTTAAAATACTCAAACTGTTCGTCGATAGAATGAAATATTTTAACATCATCTGTATATAATTCTACGGAAGCGGATGCCCAAACTTCTGTGCTTACCTGTCCTTTATACACTGTTGTTTCAAAATCACACATAAAATATCTATTTTCTCTAGGTCTCATAATCCACTCAATGTATTGTCTTAGATACATCATACACCCTCCCAGTTTTCTTCTCTTTCAGCTTCTTCTGATAAGTCTTTTCTTTCTTTTAATGTTAATGTTTTATCTGTTATAGCGTTAGCAAATTCTTGGGAAGCACTATTTATTGCTTCTGCTGAACTTCCATACATAACATAATCAAGTGTTATTTTCCATTCCAAATATTTCCTTATTCTATACCCCACTTCTGATTTACCTACAAGATCAACTTCTCTTTGCGTTATTGATTTTAAAGTCTCTGTCTCTCTTAATGATGTTCTATAAGCGTCTAATGATCTATAACCATACAGACCAGCTTGTGTAATTGGTCTTGATAACCTTGATATATACTCCTCATATGCGTTGTCAAAAATAACTTCACCCGTATCTGGTATATGATCGTATGATTCTGGTTCGGGTATTACAATGTTTGACTTTGGCGGGTATACTACCTTTTCTGTTGATGTAAAAAATCTTTGCTCTGATAATCTATTTGCTTTTCTAATTTGCTGTGCTTTCTTTGCTCGTTGTGATCGTTCTGCTTTTCTTCCCTCTAGTCCTGTAACAATTTCTCCTTGTGTTGCTTCTCCGCCAAACAATGCTTTTTTATATAGGGTATCTGGTTTTAATTTCTTCAACCGTGCTACACTACTTTTTGTGATACGCTTTGGTATTTTTGGCAGTATGTTATCTTCAAAAATATAACCACGTTTTTCTGCTCTCTTTATAAACCTTTGTATGCGATTTCTTTCTTTTTTATATTCCTGTTGAATTTCTGATTTTTTCTTTGCCATGTTTTACACCTCACCTTTTAATATGTTTCACATGAAACATTTAGAACAAAAAAAGGAAGCATTAAAGCTTCCCTTTTTCATGTATTTCTTAAAGAGAATTAATATCCAATGTACAATTGATATAATCTCTGCCAGCTTTTGTTTTACCAGAAATTTTAATAATTGAAAATGGTTTTCCGTTCATAATATTCTGAATATCTTTCATTGATCTTTTAAAGGTTGTTGACTGTCCGCAGTATACCTCTTTCTCTGGTGTGATAATTGAAATAATTTCTACTGCTTCCCCTGTGGATTCTTTAATGTCTTCAAAGATCATTACCCCGTTTACTTTGATTGATGTGCCGTCTTCCACGTCTTTCAGTCCTTTAATGGACGGTGCAATTGTCATTAAATACTGTTCAACCTCTGTAAAGTCTCTTGATGTTTCTTTAATTTTAATCATGTTTTAAATCTCCTTTTACATTATTTTATTCTTCTGTTTCTTCTTCTACTTCTGTTTTCTCGGTGGCATAACTTTTGCGTTCATAATGAATACCTGTTCTGGCATTCCGTAAAGAGTTTCAACAACTTCTTTGTCTACAACGTGCACAGCTTTGATTGTATCTGTCTCAATCAGCAGTTTTACTGCTTTAAGCAAAGCTTCATCGTCTTTGTAGGTTCTTGCCACTTCTACCGTTTCGTTAAACGGTTCTCCTGCTTCAATGTCTAAGCACATGACATTGGCTTTTGTTGATGTGATCGTTCTTGTGATCATAATTTCTCTTGCCATTTTCTGCTGCTCCTTTTCGTTATTTTTGTTGTGTGTTTGTATAATGTTTCACGTGAAACATTAAAAGTGTAATCTGGAATCGAACCAGAAGTGGCATCAGCAAAACAGGAGGAACAATGAGGGTTCATGAGACTGAATCATGCCACTATATCCAATATTTACACTAAGGTGTAGGCGGTAAGATTGAGTTACCGCCAATGGCAATGTAATAAATAGATTGGTTTGTGTAATTCTTTATTACATTTATAATTATAGCATAGTGGCTTGATTTTGTCAATTATAATTGTAAAAATAATATGATAAAATGTGTTTGCGGTAAGTTTTAACTAACTCCTGTGATAAATCGCTAATTTTAACGTTGTCAGAGCAGATGGTTTGGATGTTTCTTAATTCATAGTGGAATGGGTGGACTGGGGCGGATTCAATGTGAACTCTTAAAGTGTCGTGCTGATCTATGTTTACCCATACTTTAGAGTGTTTGAGTTTTGCTCTCAAAAATGTTCTTAGTTGCGTTTCAATTAATTTTTTAAGTGTCATTTCAAGTACCTCATTATAGATATTCAATAATTTTTTCAATATTAGTTTCTTTCATTAATCGTCCAAAATCATAATCTGTCATAATGAACAGGCAATCAGCTAAAGATGTTACAACTCTAAGTGACATGTTAAACTTGTAAGAACCTTCTGGTTCTATCATTACAGTAAGAACATGCCTATTAATGCACCTTATTATATCATCTATTTTTATACTTTTAATTTCTTTCATTTTCATTTCCTCTCTTTTAAATATTTTCGATAAACGTAACCACAGAAAAAACCGTATAGTAGTAATGTTATTTCATGCATTATTGATTCCCTCACTAAAATACTGGGTACGGAACAGCATAATATATTATAGAATTAATTATATTAATAATTTTATTAATTGGTGCTACAACAAAACCATTTTTAGGGATTGTATATGAATTAATTAACATATAACTTTCATCAGGTTCATCACCATCAATAACATTGCTATTAAATACAATATGCACCTCATCATTTTCCAACTTTAATAATATAGTACCTCTTTCAAAGCTGTACTCGATTTCTCGATAACCATACTCATTAATAATATCTCTTTTCATTTCTTTGATAGCTTCAATTTCTACGTTTTTCATCATTTTGTTCCTCTTTTCTTTATTTTTTATTTTGATCTTGCGATCAATAGGTAACTCGGGACTCGAACCCGAATGAAAGCCGTTTCTTTTTACCTGCCAATGTTTCACGTGAAACATTTTTATAATAGAAATTATTGTAATTCGTTAAAATCTC